CCCGAACAGAGGTCGCTTTTTAGCGGCCTTTTTTCGTTTACGCGGGAGCGCGGTTCTTACTCGGCCCACTGGGTGGTGTACCCAGGATGATCGTAACACTGACGAGGAATTAACAAGTGGCAACTCAAACTCTGGAAGAGCTGAAGGCAGAAAACGCAACGAAAACAGAAGAAGCAACAGAGGTCTCTCTGCAAGAGACAACTATTGAAGACACTGAAGACGAAGCGGCAGAAGAAGACACCACCGATCTTGACGGGCAAGCAGACCCCGAGAGTGAAGAGGAAGAAGAAACTGTAGAAGACTGGATGCAAAGTGATGAACAGACATCGCAAAAACCGAAGTTCAATGATTCCGATATGGCGAATGTCCGGCGCAAGCTCAAGGCAAAGCTGACAGAAAAGGATGATGAGCTTTCTTCAAAAGACCGAGTGATAGCAGAGCTACAGGCAAAACTCAAAACCAATAACAGTCAGCCCGAGGCACCGAACTCAAAGCGGCCGCGACTTGAGGATTTTGATCACGATACAGAGGCCTATGAAGCCGCTACTGAAGATTATTTCAGTCATGCAGTTGATAGCAGGCTTGCTCAGCACACTCAATCAGCACAGCAAAACGAAGCTGTTGATCGACAGAAGAAAGCACAAGAACAAGCGGTTGATAAGCATTACGAAAGAGCGGCGACATTAGTCGCAGAAGGAACGGTTACTGAAACCGCTTATCACGACGCGGATTTATTAATCAGAAGTTCACTAGAGCAGGTACGCCCAGGAATGGGAGAGAGCCTAGCGGACACGTTCATTTCGAAGATGCAAGGTGAAGGCAGTGAAAAGGTCTGGTTCCATCTAGGCCGCAATCAAACCGCATTATCAAAACTCAAAGAGACGCTCATCTCCGATCCATCAGGGTTGGACACGATGCTATATCTCGGAGAATTGAAAACGCGGCTCACAGCCTCACCAACAAAACGAGTTAGTCGCGCTCCCAAGCCCGGCTCAACGTTGAAAGGTGGTGATGGATCATCAGCAGGCGCTAATGCCCTCAAGAAGCAATATAAGGCAGCAGTGAATTCCGGCGACATACAAGGACGAATAGATCTTAGACGAAAAGCCAAGGCAGCAGGACACGACCCATCCAATTGGTAATTTTTATAGGTGAGTCATTATGGCCGATACAGGCAAGATAGCAGAGGTTCTCTTTGAGAACGCTTTAGATACATACGAAGACCAAATGCAACTGGTGGAGATGACAAGCGTCTTCGAACCCAATGCAGGAAACATGCAGAACGCTGGTAACTTTATTTGGCGCCCTGTTCAGCAACACGCCCCCATTATTGAAGGATGGGATTTAACCGGTCAGGAAACTGACATTATCGAAGAGACCTACCCGGCTATACTGGGCACTCCTAAAAATGACTTTGTTAAGCAGCGTGCAGACGATTTGCGAGACACTACATTTTGGGAGCGTCGAGGCAAGCAGTCTGGTCGACAGCAGGCAACTGAGCTAAACACGTCGATTGCCAACCTGATCAAAAACACTGGCTCGCTGTTTTATCGCAGCAATGCTACTTCAGGGTATAACTTTATCTCTGAAGGTCAGGCTTTGTTGAATGAGCGCCAAGCCGTGGCTGATGATCGTTGCTTTGTTTTGAATGATCGCGACACCTTGACGTACTCAGCAGATTTGGCAGCACGCCAGACCTTGCAGGGCCGCCCAGAAAGTACATGGGCAACAGGTCAGATCGGTCAGAACGTTGCTGAGTTTGACGTTTACACCGGCTCTTATCTGCCTAACTTAGTGGGCGGTGCTGATCCGGCAACAACTGTTACAGCCGATCAGTCGTTTAAGCCTGAAGGTGGTTCGGTTGATGCCGCTACTGGCATTGTAACTAACGTTGACTACCGCTCTGCCACTATCCCAGTGGCCGCGAGTGCGTCTTACAACGTGGGTGACAAGATCCAGATTGCTAACGGCGGTACGGCGATTGAGTCGATTGGTCTAGCAGATAAGAACGCGACCAACCAGGCTATGACCTTCACTGTAGTTGCTAAGCCTAGCGGCACAAGCTTGACGATTTATCCGAAGCCAATTGCGCTAGATGATCCGGCTCTTAGTGTTCTGGAGAAGGCGTACGCGAATGTAAATACACGCATTCTCAACACGGCAACGGTTAACCGCCTCAACATTGACGCTTCCGCTAAGACCAACTTGTTTTGGGCTAAAGACTCAATTGAAGTGGTTGGCGGATCTATTCCCGCAGAGCTGTTCTCACAGTTTGCAGGGAATAAAGTTGTCACTAGCAGGCTGAAGTCTGGCTTAGATATGTACATGGTGTATGACGGTAGCATTGACGATATGTCTTTCCGCTTCCGCTTGTTCACTTGGTACGGTTTAACCAACTGTAATCCATCAGCGAACGGTGTGGCTGTTTCGTTCTAACCCAGCAGGGGGCTTCGGCCCCCTTTTTAATGGAGAAATTTATGTCATGCGTTTTGTACAAAGACGGTGAAACCCTGCTCTGTGACCCTGCCGATATGGCTAGAGAAATGGCTGCGGGCTGGAGTGTTACCAATGGAGAAGCAGTTAATGAAGAAGCCAGTGAAGAAGCCAGTAAAGAAACCATCGAAGACAGCGAAGAGCCCGAGGCCGATAAAAAGCCCAACAAAAAGCCCGGCAAAAAAACGAAGGTATTAGAGGCGTCTTAAATGGCTACTAAAAAGATCGATGTTATTAACGGCGCATATTCTCAGCTGAGAATCTCAGGGCTAACCGTTCAGGCTGCACCTGAAGATGTCATGGTGGCGCTTGATCGTCTTGAAGATATGGCCGCTGAATGGCTGTCACGCAATGTTAATGTGGGGTACTATTTTGAAGATGAGCCCGACCCTGATTCGATCTTTGGCGTAGACCGCGCATATAAGCAAGCCTTTGAAACCAACCTTGCAGTAAATCTTGTCCCCGATTTCAACAAAGCAGTGCCTCAAACTCTAGCGGCTCGAGCTTCTGCAACCTATTCCACCATGTCCTCTTCAGTGGCTCATGTTTGTGACGTGCCTTATCCCTCAAGAATGCCGAGGGGTTCAGGTAATACATTCAGATATAACCGCTGGCGTCGATTCTATCCGGGTGGTGGTTAATGGAATCGGTTATAACCCTGATTAAAGGGGATAAAGTGGGCGTTGAAACAGACTACCGCGACTACCTTCCGGAGAATATGCTGGCCATTGAACGGCCTATGTTTGGCGCTAAAGGCTACATGCTGCAAAGCCCCGGCCTATCACTCCTGGGTAATGGTATAGGCATTGATCGCGGGGGCATTTGGAATGAACGCTTTAATAATCACTACCGCGTATCTGCTGGGAGCTTTATCTCGGTTGACAGTTCTGGTGTATCGGTAACGCTGGGGGCTGTAGCAGGCTCTCAGACTGCCTCTCTACCGTATTCGTTCAACAGCCAAGGGATTATAACGGATAACCGCTTTTGGCTCTATTCGCCTTCTGGTGGCTTTAATGAGGTGGTTGACCCTGACCTGGGTGATCCGATAGATGGCGTGTGGATTGATGGGTATTACTGTCTAACCGACGGTGAGTTTATTTATCACACTGATATCAATGATGAGTCGAGTATAGACCCGCTGAAGTTTGCCACTGCCGAGTTTATGCCCGATAAGTCTTTGGGCTGCGGCAAGACGCAGGATAACAAGTGGATCGTCTTTGGCCGGTATACCACAGAGTATTTCGTCAACACTGCACAGGAGAACTTTGCCTTTGCCCGCGTTCCTACCCGAGCAGTTAAGATTGGCATTGTCGGCACTCATGCTAAAGCGGAGATGAATGACCGGTGGTATATGTTGGGTGGGCGAAAAGAAGAAGGTGTTGGTGTTCATATTCTCGGCGTTGGCTCAGCAGAAAGGGTCTCGACCCGTGAAGTTGAAAAAGTAATTGGTCAATACACAGAGACCCAGCTGCAAACAGCCATTGTCGAATCCAGAACCGAAGATGCTTACGCATTTGTCATTGTTCACTTGCCCACCCGCACCCTGATATTTAATGAAACCATTGCTAAGAGTGTCGGCATTCAATACGCCTGGAGCATTTTAAAAACCGGCGTAGACAGTGATCCGTGGAGAGGAGTGCACGGGATCTTCGAGCCTCGGATAGGTAAGTGGGTCTATGGCGATAAGCTTGATAGTAATCTTGGTATTTATGATGACACCGTGGCTACGCAATACGGTGAAATTGCCGAGTGGACTTTGCACACACCATTCCTGTTACTTGAATCACAGTCAATTGATCGGCTGGATATCGAAACCATGCCCGGGCATACCGGAGATGATGACGCCACGGTGTTCATCTCGTTGACGTATGACGGCCTAACGTTTGGCAAGGAGTGGACCGAGCTTTATGGATTACCTAACGACTACAGTAAGCGCTTTATAGCTCGCAGGTTAGGTTACGTACGGGATTGGGTGGGCATTAAGTTGCGAGGCGCGACACGCTCACGCATGGCCTTTGGCATGGCGACAATTGACCATGGCTAGCACTAGAGACCTACTTCAACAGCCGGTTTTAAACGCGGTTGAGATTAAAGAGCTGACCGGCTGGCCAGACATCATGGTCGAGGATTATCTCAATCTGTTGAGTGATCTGTTAACTCTCGCTAATGCTGGCGATACAGGTGCGCAAAGCGTATTAATCAGCGGACTTTATCCCATTAATGAGGCGAGAGACCACGAGGTTAGCGTTCCGTGGAGTCATCCGCTAGAGAGTACCGCACTTCCTCAGTTCCAAAGCCCTCAAAGCAAGACTGAGTACTACACCACCGCGGTTAACTACACCACAGCAGGTAATGAGTTTGTTGAAGTGACGTCCAATGTCACCGCCTTTCTCAATGCCGAACCCGCTGAGGGTGAGCAGGTCATTATTAAGCGCAATACCGTGGCTGGCAATGTCACCATTGATGCCAACGGCAGCACTATCGACGGTGCAGCAACTCTCTTGTTAACTACAGACTTTCAATCATCCACCCTTTACTTCTATGGGCAGTGGTTCACTGCTTAGGATCTTCTATGGCTACAAATCTAAAGAACTACTCAACCACTAAACAGGTTGCAGTGGCAGCGACCTCTATTGTCAGTACCCTTGATGGCGAGAAGGCCTTTGTCGGTCAGTTATCGTTTACCAACACTTCAGCTTTAGCCGTCGAGGTCATTGTTTACAAGCTGGCCAATGCCGACACGCCGACAGCAGGATCGGGCGGTAACTGGCTGGCTAAAAGAGCCATTCAACCGGGGGCCACATGGAGTCCTATTGTCGATATTGGCAATCTGGTTTTGGGCAACCTTCAAACCCTATGGGCCACAGCGGGAACAGCAGCGGTTATCAATGCTGAGTCGTCTGGGACTGTTGAGTCTTAAATGTTCTACACGCCGGTAGATGAAGATCTTCTAGGCCTACCCCATGACAGTAATTATTTAATTTATCGGTGGGGTAGGACGGATTGCCGGATCTACTTCTCCGCAGCGCAAAAAGGCGGGGCCGTAACAATGCATCTCGCAAGCGATAAGGCGGGGCTTAGGCAGCTAGCGGTGGCGTTATCTGAGTTTTGTGAACACATATTTAACGAATTTAATTGGTGCCAAATGATCTTCGGAATCATTGGCCCGCGGAGCATTGTTCGCCTAAGTGAGCGGTGTGGCTTTCAACGTTTATTAACAAATGACAATGCAACAGTCATGGTGAGGTATAGATGAGTTTTGTGGAAGATGTTTTTCTTGGCGGCAAGGCCGCAGATGCAGCTATTGAAGGTTCGGAGATCGCGGCAGGAGCGCAGCGTGAAGCCCTAGATTACTTAAAGCAGACCGAACAGCTCCCTCAGCATTACAGGGAGGGCGCATTAAGCCAGCTTGGAGCCTTATACGGTCTTGACGGGCCGCCCCAAGCAGCCGCTCAGGCTCCTCAGTCCGCGCCTCAAGCGTTTAACTTTCAGCGAACCGGCGGCGGCCTTATCGGTGACTTTGCGAGCCAAGTACAGGCGCAGGCCAATCAGTACCAGCAGAGTCAGCAGCAACAGCCTGTAGGTGCGCAGCGCGCCCAACCGCAAGGCAAGTCAGGATTTTTGCAAGGCCTTCTTGAAGATCCGTTTTACGAAATGATGCTAGAGCGCGGAGAAGAGGGGATATTGCGCAACGCCTCAGTAACTGGGGGTCTCCGGTCAGGTAACACTCAGGATGCACTCTACAGGGCTAATCAGGATATGTTGCGGGGCCTTTACGATGAGAAAGTGTCAGGCCTTCAGGGGCTGGCAAGACTTCCGTCAAATGCCAACAGTATTGCGCAAACAACTGCGGGTATCGGCCAGACCTTGGGTCAGGGTGTAATTGGAGCCGGGCAGGCTAAACAAGATGCTTATGGTCAGTTGATTAATCTAGGCGCGTCTGCGGCAGGTGCGGGAGGATTTTCCGACGGTCAGCTAAAGAAAGACATAGAGTATATCGGCAAGAACAACGGTCATTCTTGGTACAAATGGACATGGAACGACCTTGGCGAAAAGCTAGGACTGTCGGGTGAGTCTGAAGGCGTAATGGCTGAGAAAGTTGTTAAGTACATGCCGGAAGCTATCGGTGAAAGGGACGGGTTCAAGACCGTTGACTACAATATGTTAGGAGTGATTTAAATGGCAAACCCCTATTACGTGCAGCCCCTCGGTGGACTGAATCTTGGCCAAGCCTATACAAATGCAGCTCAGGGCATGCAGGCACGAAAAGACAAGACTGCCGCTACTGCGCGCGAACAAGAGGCGCTACAGATGGCCCGGCAAGCCTACGCCACCGGCGACCCTGATCAAATAGCAATGGTGTCACTTCAATACCCTGAGTTAGCCGGTCAGCTTAATGAGTCGGTTGGCTTTAAAAATGAAATCACGCGGCAAAATATGATTGCAACGCTTCGTTCTGGCGTAGCTGAACCTTCTCGTATTCCTGAATTGATTCAAAAGCGTGTTGACCTGGTGGAGCGGCAGGGAGGTGACCCTACAGAAACCCTTGCTGAGCTAGAGCGCTACAAGGCAGACCCTGAAGGTTACGCACAGGGGTTACAACAATCATTGGCGCTAATGGATCCGGCAGGCTACAAAGCTTACAGAGAGGCGACAGGTGGCGATGGTAAAGATTTTGATAAGGCGACCAAGCTACGAAAAGAGTTCTCAGATCAAAGCAAAGATTTCATTAAGCAAAACGCGTCATTTGGCCGCATTCAAGCGTCAGTTAACAACCCCTCGGCGGCAGGTGATTTAGCCTTAATCTTTAATTATATGAAACTGCTAGATCCTGGCTCAACTGTTCGAGAAGGTGAATTTGCTACCGCTCAAAACTCAGCGGGTGTCCCTGAGCGAATACGCGCCAAGGTTAACGAGGTGGTACGCGGAGAGAGGCTTGCCCCAGAGCAGCGATCTGATTTCTATAATCGCGCTATTGATCTTTTTGCGGAGTCTAACAAACAGCATCAAAAGACGAAATCACGCTATTCAAACCTAGCAAAGCGCAACAATCTTCCGGCAGAGGACGTAGTTATAGACTTTTTGACTGCGGATCAGGGCCGAGAGGTGGATCTAGGCGGTGGACCACCTGAGCAGCAGCCCCCAGCAGGGTTTACCCTAATGATTGATGCAAGCGGCAATCAAGCTTACGTTAATTCTGAAACAGGTGAAATAAAGGAACTATAATGGCTTTTGATATGTCAACGGCACGACCCGCAGAGCAGCCAGTAGAGCAACCCGCTGCACAGCCCA